CGCTCTCCCCTTCATTTCTCGAATCAACGCCCGGTACTTGGCCTTGATCGCCTTCAACTGTTCGATGGTGTAGCGCTGGGGCTCATGAGGCCCCTCAAGCCACTGGACCTTTTCAGGCCCTATGCGACGGATCAGCTCGGCCCGGTAATTCACCAGGTCGCCAGATTTGTGGGTGTTGCACGGGGCACACTGGCGCCAGATGTTGAGCGGCTCGAACCTGAGTTCCGGGTGCCCGCCAGCAGAACGGTAGTGTCCGGCGTGCCATTGGCCGTCGTGGAATCGGCCACAGCTCACGCATGGCAGATGGGCGTCGCGCAAACGGATGAACTCGTTCACCACCGCCTGAGTTTCCCGCAGGTGATCCGCCCTGCTTTTCAGCTTCTCCTTGCGGACCTTGATCTCCTGACGACAGATGTCGGCAAGAGCCTTGCGCGCCCTCCCCGCATTCACGTCCTTGGTCGCCAGCGCACAGGCTGGGCTGCACACGGCCTGGCCCAGGCGCTGCGGGATGAACTGGGTGGCGCAGGCGCTGTTGCGGCACTTCTTTGGCCGCGGCTGCTTGGCAGTCAGCATGTCTCCGCCTCCTTGGCCTTCTGCTGCTCGGGGGTGAAGTCGCCGCGCAGAGGCATCAGATTCTTTTCGTGCTTTACCGCATGGGAGCATCTGAATTTGCACAACCATCCACCCACTCCGGCGGACGGCCTGAATTCGTAAACCTTGCCCGTGGTGGGTGAAACGACCATATCGCCAGGCATTACAAATCGCACCAAGTCTGCGATCTCGCCCAGATACTCACCTGAAACCACCAGCGCCACGTCGCCCGGCTTGAATTGATGACTCACGCTGCCGCCTCCCATTGCTCAGGCATTTGCCCTTTCGGCTCGCTCCAGCGAACGCCCTTTTCCTCGCCGAACGCGTACATGCACTCGATCACGTCGCCCAGTTCGGCTACGGTCATGCGCTTGGTGCTGACACCAAGCATCACCACCCCGCCGCCGATACCCTGGGCCATGCGGATCTCCTGGCGCGCCGCTGCAGTCATCAGCGCCTTCCAGTCCTCGGCGTCCAGCTGCTGCATCACGCCGTTGACCGGCCATTCCACCTGGCGGGAGATGTCGCCGAGCATTGCCCACAGCTTGGCGTTCTGCTCGAGCGTGCGACGACTCTTCACTGGGCGGACGATGATCTCCACCGCGGTGGCAGGGCACAGCTCGAAGGCGAAGTTGTAGGCCTGGACGAATGCATCGCGCAGGCGCTGGGGTCCTGAAAGCCAGAAGTGGCGAGGCTTTGCTATCGAATCCGCCATCATGCAGCCCTCAGATAAGTCAGCGTCTCGCGGAATGCCCGTGCTGCCCGGGTGATCTCAGGATCGCGATAGCCGCCCGTGCAGGCCCGCAGGAACTTCACCTGCAGGGCCTTCATGCCATTGGCTGCGGCGTATTCGGCCTCGAAGATTTCGCGGAGCTCTTCGCTGAATGCGGTCATTGGCCGGCCTCCTTGAGCAGTTCGCGCGCACCCATGACCGCACCCTTGTCGCCAGACGTCTTGCTGATGTCGGACAGGAAGCCAAGCAGTCTGCTGTTCTGGGCTTTGAGGTCTATGACAATGCCCAGCAGCTCACCACCGTCGCTGTTCATATCTGCCCCAAGCGCCTCACCAATGGTGCCAAGGTCCAAACATGAGGCCAGCAGCATTCGCTGGTTGCGCTCAGAATCCTTGCGCAGCGACTCGACCTCGGCCTTGAGGTGGTCGCGCTCCTGTTCCGCTGTAGCGCAACCAACCGCCACCTCATGGAGACGATTTTTTGCGGAGCGACAATCCTCAATCAGCGTCAGCACGGCTTTCGGACTCGCCGCCGCGACGAACCATTCGGACGAGAAGGTCGGCAGCGACTCCAGCGCCTTGGATTCCTCGGCGTGCCATGTGTCGCCGTGCAGGTTGATATGGTGCTCGGCCAGCCGCTTCAATTCGCTGTAGTCGGTCATCAGGAAGCCCTCCGCGAAACACGCGCCGAGGCGCCTTCAAACACCAGTCCAATGCCGCGGCCCTCGCGCAACCGGTCGACACTGCGCTCGCCCAGCACCGCACTGAGCTCCTTGGCGTCGATGTTCGAAATTACGATTGTCGGCCGCTCTGCCTCGTACCTGCCGTTGATCACAGCGAACAGGGTCGCCATCTCGAACTCGCTCGGCTTGGTGGCGCCCACCTCGTCGATGATCAGCAACGAAGGCTCGACCAGGCTGGCAAAAGCCTCGGCCTCGGTGTATTCGGCCCGGTCGCCATAGCTGCCCTTGATGAACTGCAGCAGCCCGCCGACGGTGCGATACACGGCGGTGGCGTTGTGGTTGACGATTACGAAGCCCGCGATGGCAGCGGCCAGGTGGGTCTTGCCCGTGCCTGGCGTGCCGGTCATGACGATGCAGCGGCCTTCATCCAGATGCTTCGGGAAAGCCTCGGCGTACTCGATGCACTTGGCGAGGTTCGCTTTCTGCCCAGGCGTCTCGGCGCGGTAGTCAGCGAAGTTCTTGCCCATAAAGCGCTTCGGAATCAGGGAGGCCCCCAACTTGCGCTCCAGGCGCTGTTCGTTGTTCCGGGCAATAGTCGCCCGCTGTTCGGCCTCATCGCGTTCCTGCTGCGCCTGAGCTGCACAGGCGGGGCATCCGGTAGGGGCGTCGATGTCCTTGCGGACGATCGCCGCGTATTCACCATGCACCGGGCAAACCGCGGGCTGCTTGGCGACCACGCCAAAACGGCGCTCGATGTCGTTGATGCTCAAGTCGATCTGCTTCGGGCTAGAAGTCATAGGTCCCGTCCCCGCGCGCCGTCAGGCCCGCCTTGTAATCGCGCTGGTCGAAGCCGGTGTGGCGGCTGGATGGCAGGTGGTGCACGTTGCTAGGAGGGGCTATTTCGTCCTCCCAGCGCTTGCCGTTGAGCCAGGTGGCCGGGTGCGGGATGAACTGGCCGCCGTCCTTGGTCCATGCCTGGCTGGCGCACTGGCGGGCCAGGCCCTGAGCGATCAGGTTGAACAGGTCGTCAGTGACCTTGAGTTTTTTCCACGCCTTCTGCGCCGCTGCCTTGCCCTTCTTGTTCGGGTACAGCTTCCAGAACTTGGGGAACAAGTCGTCTGCCGGCGCTGGCGCCGAAGTCTTTTGATCTTCTAATGGTTTATGGTTAGTGGTTAATGGTTCTTGGTTAGGTGCCGGTTCGTACACGACTGGTGCACGGTTCGTGCTGTTTTGAGCACGCTTCGTGCGCTTGGCTTCTTCACGCTTTTCGGCGATTTCTTTGTTTTTCAAGGCCATAGCGTGATAGTTCGAGATTTCGTCTTGAATCCGTGCCTGCACGTATTTGCCGTCAACCAAATCGAAGAATTTGCTCAAAACGAAGGCCACTGCTGCTATTTCTTCAACAGAGCGAGCCCAGCACCAGTCGATAGCTTCTTCCATTGTGGGGAAGCGTTCACGGTCGTAGCACGCGTCGAGCAAGAGCGTGTACGCACCGTGCTCAAGGATTGAGAGGCGACCAGCCTTCTTGTGGTAGTCACCAATGTTCCGCTTGAAGTAGTGCATCATTGGGCCTCCAGTTTGTACTGAGCCCACAGGCCGGCAATCCAGTTGACGCCTTTGGGGGTGAATTTGGCTTGGTTGAACGCATGGCCGGCGTCACTGGTGCCGGTCTTCACCTGGAAGCGGCCAGCATCGACATGGTTCTGATAGGCCTGCCACTCCCCGCCCATGCGGTACATGATCTTCTTGTCGAGCAGGAACTCGCGGAAGCGGGCCTCATTGGCCCCCAGGAGCTTGGCGGTTTGGCGGAAGCCCTTCAGCCCGGTCGACTCGACGTACTTGTCGACGAACTCGACCTTGGGTGCGGCGATGGCCAGGGCCTGGTTGGCGGCTTGCTGGAGTTCGAACTGTTCGGCCCAGGCGCGCGCCGCGGCGGCAGGGTTGGAGAAGTCGGGGAGCGTGGCGATGACGCGAGGGCTGGCCTGTTCATTCAGCCTGCGAACAACCGAGCGGCGCACGGCTTTCGACTCTCTCATAGACACCAGCATGCACTGGTCGCGGGTCAGCAGCAGGCCTTCTGAGGCTGGGCCGCGTGCATTCCTTACTACGAAAGTTTCGTAGTATTCCCCTTCCAGCTCATCACGGCAGCGAGCAGTGAAATCAGCACGACGGACTTCGGTCTCGCCGAACTCAGCGCGGGCCTGATTCACCAGGTCGAGCAGATCGAAACTGCTCATGGTTTCAGCCGGCGCCACGTTTTCGTAACTCGCATTTCGTGGCGCGGGATGGGGATTGATCATGTGGTTCTGTGTGTGCATACTTACCTCACTCGTTACAGCATTAAGCCGGGCCGCAATCCCGGCTTTTTTGTGCCCGGAATTCCACTTCATAGTGGGTCCCGCGAGGGCACCGATTCGGAGACGCTTTCCGAAATCAGCCCAATTCCCGCGCATGCGCGGAAAAGCCGAACTACGCCGCCTTCACCGATGCGTCCATCACATCCAGGCTCCTGCGCACGTGATCGATCTCGACACGGATCTGCGCCTTCTCGAAAATGCTCACGTGGTTGTCATCCAGCGCCGCGTGTACGGCGATGGTCAGGTCGGCGACCTCCTTGCCAACGTTGATCAGCGATGCGGTGAGCTCTCGCGGCTGCGGCGAAGTCTTAGCGACCAGCTCGAAGCCGAAAGACTCGGCCAGCGCCGCGAGCGGACGCATGTCCTGGGTGTGCAGCAGAATCCCGAAAAGATGCTCGACTGTAAGCCGGTGCGCCTCGTTGTCAGGGTTTGCTCGCTGCAGCAGGCCGACATGGGGGACGCCCATCTTCGCGGCCAGGACCTTGGCCTCCCCGTCCAGCACGGCGCTCTGCGTAGCCCTCAGAAATTCTTCCATTCGTAAAACCTCAAGTTTGTTTCCGTGGTGGCTATGCACCGTTTTTGGGAATATGGCTTCAATGGATCGATGGACAGGGATGTCACGCAGCGCCGAGGAGCACCTTGTGAGCCAGCGGCACCAAGTCGGGACGGAGCCCAGCGATGGTGATCTCACCTTTCGAGGCGTCTTGAAGGCGCTCGGCCAAGTCGGCAGAAGCTTTCCGATGACCACCCGCGAGCTGCCAGAGATGGCCCAACGTAGTCTTGGCAGAGGCCGCAACTTCTTGGCGTCGATCGTTTGTAGCGTTTGCCAGCCAATCGCGAAGATGGTCATTCATGGGAGTTCTCCTTACACATAAGTGAAATTTAGCTCATGGCTAATTTTCGAGCAAGGAGTATTTAGCTTTGGGCACATTTAGCATTAAGCTAAACGCTGGCATTCTCGCGACCATGGATATCTATGCGATTCGCAAACAAAACCTGATCAAGCTAATTGGGAAGCAGAAAAAAGCCACCTGCGCCGAGCGCTGGGGGATGGCGCCCGCGCACCTGAGCCAAATTCTCTCGGACAAGACCGCGAAAAACCTTGGTGATGATGTCGCACGGCGCATAGAAGGGGTCGAAGGGAAGCCGAGAGGTTGGTTTGATTCAATCCCGCTGGACGATGCAGCACTCGAGACCACATTGAGCGGCTTTGCCGCCGAAGGTAATGATCCGGAACCGCCGCTCTCAGCGGCTGATCAGCTGCGCATCGCCCTGGCCAAGGTCAAAGGCTTCAGCCCCGAAGCGCGCCAGCGCATCGCTGCAGCAGCCGAGCAAGATGACAACGTCATCGCCGTCGACTTCTCCCGCCCGGGCCAGGTCGGCGACGAAGTGTGGATTGCCCACTACGACGTCCGCGGTGCTATGGGCGACGGCGAGGTACCGCATGACTTCCCGGAAACGTTCCAGGACGTGCGCGTCAGCCCCAGCCATCTGCGCTCTCTGGGCATCCAGTTCAAAGAGCACTTCCACCTCAAGATGATTACGGGCCAGGGCGAATCGATGGCGCCGACCATCAAGAATCGCGACCCGCTACTGGTCGATGTGACGATCCGAGAATTCACAGGTGATGGGGTTTACGCCTTCACGTGGCA